CAGTGGCTAATTTAATAGTTGTTGATGTGCTTCCTGTTTGTGCTGTGCCACTGACTTGAGCTTGAGATGCTTCTAAAGTTACTTTACCAGTTACATCACCAGCGGTCAGTGTTCCAACAGGATTGTGGGTTGATAATGTAAACGCATGTTGAGGGACTGAATCAAATGTAATATTGGAAATTGTCCAAGATGAATCACTAGCTCCACGAACAATTTTTTTAGGCACAATATCTTCATGAACTACAATTAAGGTATCAGCAGACTGTGTATAGCACATTGTACCTAGCTGTGCGCTTGCAATAGTTGTTGTTAAATAATCATTGCCTGATCCATTAATATTAGTAATTAATGCTTTATCTTTAAATACATACATGCGATTGTTTGTAAACGCAAGCATGTAACTATCATCAACTGAGAATTCAAAGTGTACAAGACGTACACCATTTTCAGGACTGCCACCTAACTCTGAAATAAATTTAGTGCCGGGTCTGCGTGTTACTCCACCTTGTGGTTGACATATAACATTTTTAGCACGCTCCAAACCATTAGCGTACGATTGAATATCAATTCGAGATCTAACTAATGGATCTAATTCACCTGACGTAAAATTAGTTTGTACGTTTACAAAACGTGTCATTAGTACCTCACATCAATTAATGAAAAATCTTGTAATGCGTTTGTTGGTTGTCCTTGTCCATCAATATTCATTGCCTGTCTCATATAACCACCACGACCATTTTCTCCTGGTGTGCCTTCTGCAATTGTTCTCCAATATTCTGTTTTATCAGTTTGATCCGTAATGGGCATACATAAATGCCATGCCATTTCATATTTTAATAGTTGTACAAAAAAATGAGGTAGTGCATATTCGGGAACATTATATTGATAATCTATATATACTTTTTTGTAGTCTGTTAATATTTTATCGCCTTGAATACGATACTCACGCCTTGGTGCAATGTTTGTGCTATTACTGTCATATAATGCACGAGGTCTACCAATCATATCAGATGGTAGTTGATACTCATATTTGTATTCATTAGTTGGGGTTGTAATCAGTTGTGCTAATTGCACTTTCTTAAATGAAAATGTCCATGGATAACTTGCAAGTGTTTTGATTTTTACATCAGGATAAATACGGTCACAAATATTAGATTCATCAGTACCTTCTGTAAATGAAGATATAGGATTAGCTCCAAGCATTAATAATGCATCAGAACATATTTTAATATCGGTATCACCTGTAGCCATTTCTTTTCCTTTATATGTGCAAATAGACGGAGGCATACACCCCCGTCATATTGCATATTACAACTTAGTCAGCATCTGCAACTGATAATGCTGTACCGTCAGATACGTCAACAACACCAGAAGCATTAGAAAGTACAGTAACTAATGTAGATGTAGGAACAGAAGCATCCCATACATGAATTAAGTCACCTACTTTTAATACTGTTGATGCGTTATTGAAGTAACCTGATGTATTAATATCAGCAATAGCATCAGTACCTGGTGCTGTATAACTCCACATTTGAGGAGCGTTACCAGCTTTAGACTGACCACCGATAGGCTGTAGGTTGTCTTTTGAGTAAGCCATTATAATTCTCCTTATTAAGCTTCACGACATGTGAGTTGAACAATACCCTCTGCATCAATCGCTACAGCAGTAGCAGAAAGAATAGTATTAACTAAGTATGAAGTTTTTTCAGGAACATAGTTAATTTCTGTGCGAGGAGCGATACCTTCAGCATAACCAACTGCATCTTTGTGGAATGCCCAGATAGTTCTGTCGTTAGAACCATCAACAGCTAAACCACCTTCAGTTCTGTCACCAAGTACATGGAATTTGAAACCAAGGTATGTATTGATTTCACCAGAAACTAAAGCTTTAATTGAGTTATAGTCAACTGAAATTGCTTCGTTGTCACCTAATAATCCAGCTAAAGAATTAGCATGAATTACCATATGACGATCTGTTGGAGGAACATTGTTCTTATCCATCAGTTTTTTAGCTTCACGTAGTTTGTCTACGTTTAGGTTACTAGCAGCACCACCAATTGAGTTAGCAACTGTTAGTGATGTACCTGAAGCTGTTAAAGCATCAATGATTAATTGATCTTGTCTTCGACCGATAGCGTTAGATAAAACTTGTACTAACTCTTGTCTTTCGTCAAAGTTTACTTTTTGTTGCATGAAGATGTCAGAATACTCTGCTGCATTCCAATCTTCTAGTGTTGCTGTAACTTGTGAAAAGTCCACATTTAAAGGGGTAACGTCAGTTTGTGGTACACGTAGTGTAGCTGCGCCTTTACCTACTTTAGGGAACTTAACAATTTCGCCTTCAACGCCTTTACGTTGTCTAGTAGCACCAACCAATTGAGCTTTAGCTTGGTACGCCTGTTTAACTTCGGCATCAAAGAGCTGAATAAAAGCATTAGATAAACCAATAGCCATTATTGTCTCCTTATAGTAATTAATAAAAATAAATTAATCGCTGTGGTATGCCAGGAAATCTGGGCCAGTGCTTGCTATTTACGATAGCCGGTCGACAAGGTTACTTGCGTTAAGGGTTGTATCAAGAATAGATACAATAAGCCTTATCTCAGATTTTATACCAAGACAAGGCAAATTGCAATAAAGACTACGAATAGTTTTGAGCGAATGCCCTTTCTACTTTTTGACGATAAGAAGGATCAGTTTGATATCTTGGATCAGCTACCATCTCATATAATTCTTCTTTAGATGGTGCGCCATCAACAGGAGTTGTTTCAACAGGCAATCTACCTTCATAAGATGCTCTAAGTTTTTCTAATGCAGCAATACCTTTGGCAGTACCACCCATTATTTTAAACTCTTCAAAATCATCTTTAGACCATACGCCTTTGTTTACTAAACCACTTGCCCACTTAACCATGCCATTAATACGTGCTTCTGCATTTGGGCCAAGTGCTTTTCTTTCTTCATTTAAATTTGTTTGAAATGCTTCCATGTTATTATTTTGCATCTCAACAACATTACCAACTAATGCATCAAAAGCAGACTGACTAATGCCATACTCTTTTGCCCAATTAGTTACATGCTGTCTTACAGGATCATCTTCAGGTATGTTACCAAATGAAGATGTGTCATATTTGCCATCTTCAGGTACTTTGTGTTTACCTTGTGAGATTTGTTTGCGTAGATCCATCCATGACTTTGCGATCCCTTCTAAATCAGGTGCAGATTCTTCACCCTTCCAAAAGTTTTCGGGCCACCAATCAGGTCGCTCTAATGGTTCATCATCGTCACCTTCAGGTTGGTAATCAGCTTGTGCTTCTACCTCTTTTGGATCACGATGATCTATTTCTACTTTTTGTGGATCTGCTTCACTAGCTTCTTCGATTTCTGGAGTTGCTCCATCGAGTAAGCCAGTGGACTCTTGAGTTTCCTCTTGAACACTAGGCTCGATTGCTTCTTCCATTATAATTTCCTTGCTCTAATTAACCTTGCTTCTAAGTCTCTAATTATACTATTCTGCCCTTCACGGTAGTAAGCATAGCTTGAGTCGCTTCCCGGCAAGGCAACAGGTTGCTCTAATACAGCTTGTCTTAACCACTGCATTAGTTTTTGTCCATCTTCAGTACCTAATACTCTAAGTACTAGTCTATCGGTATCATCACGTTGTTGTTTTACATCTCTGATATCAAGCGGTAATGCTTGTTCTAAATCGTCCCATCCAGCCATAATTATCCTTGTTGTGCAGCTTGTTGTGCAACTTCAGCAACGCCTTCAGGATTTTCTGCAGCCATCTGCATCATTGCTTGTTGTTGCATAGCTTGTTGTTGTTGTTGTTGTAACATTGCTCGTTCTCTTGGAGTAGGTCTGAGTCTTTGAGGAACACCTAACTTCTCTGCAATATAATCCATCATCTCTTCTGTTTTAAGAGACATTGCTGGATTAGGCATTTGTTGTGCAATGGTTGCATATTGCAATAAGTTTTGTACATCTTCCATGTTTTGTGCCATTGCTAATGGAGCAACAGGTGCGATCTTAATTTCAAGACCATTGACTTTTAATGGTAAAGTAATAATTCCTCTATCGTCCATCACTTCTAGTATCTTAGATACTAATGGAATCATTGTTTCATTAATGAGTCGACCAAATGCAGAGCCTAAGTTTTGTGATAATTCTTTCATACGCTCTACAACTTCTGTTGCTGATCGAGCAGACATGTTGTCAGGTGGTAATGATTCATCAAGTAGAATACGTTTAATATTTGTACGCAAATCATTCATAACAATTTGTGACACATTAAAGTCACCTGATCTTGGTAATGGTCTGAGTGATTCACCTTGAGGACCACCATTACGTGCTACAGGAATAATAGCACCTGGCATAATCTTTACTGTATTAGGATTTAATACTCCATCATCCGCAGCAGTATATACTCCACTAATAGCTAATGATGCATTCTTTAAAACTAACTCTAATGTTTTATTCAATGTCTTAACATCAGGTAATGCAGTAATCAATGGACCACGACCGTATACTTCACCAGCAACTTTTGCATAGCGAGATACAATCCATGGGCTACGATCCATTCGAGTGTATAGTATTTCTTTTTTAGTATTCTTCTCAATCACATGATAACAATAGTCACCACGCTTCTGATCAAAGATAGTTGCTTCAATTAATTCATAATCTTCTGTTGGTTTTTGTTCTATCTTGTCTGCTAATTCTTTTGGTATTTTTGCATTGGGCCATTGTCTTTGTATTGCCTCACCCTTCATACGAATACGTCTATACACGTTATCTACATGACCGTTAGCACCTTCTTCAATAGATACTAAGTATTGTGGTACAGGAATAAAGTTAATAGGACTG